CCCCCTACTACCCCGCATCCTGGGTCCCTGGTGACCACACGATGTGGGACAGTTCTGTTGACTACGCCCCGCCCCGTTCTGCTGCCATGCACGGAGGAGCAATCTCCCGTGCACTACCCTCTCTCCCCGTAAATGTGAATGTGTCCATACCTGGCCTCCAAACCCCTGTGAACCACACCCACACCTCTGGAAACGCTCCCTTCTCCCTCCAACACACGATCAACCTGGATCCTGCTACCAAATCCTACATGGAAATGGTAGGAGCCCAGGTCGTGTGCTCGTCCTTCCATCTCATGCTACACACCTCTATCAAAGGCGTGATATGGACCGTCCTCGAATTCCTGTACAAAGTCTGTTCCCCCCTCCTCTCGCAGTACTCGGTTTCCTCCATCTTTTCCGACTACGTTTGGCCCCTCGTCGAACGCTTCTCCACTTACATCGCCTCAAAAGTTCGTAACGCCGAAGTCCCTGAGCCTGGAGGACCTATCCCTGTCCAACAACATTCTGGTATGCCAGATAGTTGGGCTGAGATGGTTCCTTTAGGTGCCGGACTAGCCAGCATTGTTGCTGCGCTGGTCTGTGGAAGCGCCATCACCGCAAGTAGTTCAGGCCTACGTGAATACAAAGCCTGGACTGACTACGGTGCTGGTCTCGGAAAGATCAAAACTGCAATCTCGACTGTCACTGAATTCGCCCAGTGGGTCATCGAGCACACTCGAACGCTCATGATGTCCTACTTTCCCGAAGCCTCCGTCTCCTCCTCTCTCCAAACTCAGTTCCTAGCGCATAACATTGACGTAAGTCAGTACATGCGCGACGTAGCTGAGATGACTAACCCGAACAACGCCGACGCCGTCCTCCGCCACCCCGACACCCCCGCAAAACTTGTCTCCCTCTGTCAAAAGTCCGCCCAAGTCCTCGTCCTTTGTGCAGAGAACAAGGTGGTCCCTGGCAATGCGACCTCTCATGCTTTGACGTTGCTGCGCCGGGAGCTCCTTGCTTTTGCGCAAAACTTCTCCTCCTCTCGAGCTGCGATGGGAAAACGCCCTACCCCTTACCACGTGTCCATCTTTGGCCGTTCCGGAGTGGGAAAGTCAGACATGGTTCAATCCCTGATCTATGACCTGACAGACCCTACCTGGTTCAAAACCGAAGTTGACCGTGATTCGAATGGACGCATAACCATCTACCCTCGATCTGCTGCTGACCCCTACTGGAGTAACTACGCGGGACAAGGAGCCGTCATTCTTGACGACTTCGGACAGTCTGCCCAAGACACTGTTGCCGACTCGGAGTATTTGTCCCTGATCTTTATGATTACTGGGACTGCATTTATGCCCCGAATGGCTGCAGTGGCTGACAAAGGCCGACTGTTTACCTCCCTCTTGGTTGTCTCCACGACCAACAACATGTTTCCCACCTCCCTCTGTGTGAAAACGAACGAGGCCCTCTGGCGAAGACGTAACATCCTCGTTGAAGCCAAGGCCGTACCCGGAACCGCTCTAGATGATGAGAATCATCTGGTCTACGATATCCTGGACCCCTGCCCTATGAGTCCCGAAGGGAAAGCATTCGATCAGCGACGGTGCATTCAATCAGATCTCACTTACAATGAACTGGTTGAGTACATCGTGCCCAAGTTCAACGCGTTCTGCGAACGTGACGAACGAGCTGTGCTGCGACTGTCTAAACTTTCACGGGAGAGCAGGTCTGCCTTAGCCAGCCGACTTGCACCTTCCCCTCCTGTAAAAGCTACCTCCCAAACGGAAACTCTTAGAGTGGAGTTGAAAGACCTCACGAAGCCCAAGAATGCAGAGATGCACAATGGGACACGTCCCCTCCTTCCCATGCCTTACCCAACACCTGTCATCCCTGAAGAAGGCTCAGATGCCGAATTCGAGGATCAAATGTACAGGTGGACGGAAAGTCATGGTACGGTCTCATTTGGATATTGTCACTGCTGTGACTACATGCGCCTCAACCACGCTTCCATTTGTTGTACCGTATCGGACGTGTGGCACCCCTTCACTGTGGGTGTCCCGATTGAAGTCTTCAGCTGCCCTGTGGTAACTGGAGCGTGTGCCCAAGACAATCACTCCCAAGTCACACGCGACTTCTTCCTCCATGATTTTGATGAAGTGACCGACTTTCATAAGTATGCCGTTCTGCAAGCACTGCAGGTGCAAGACATAATCTTGGACTTTGGTAAGTGGACCAAACAGTTCACTAACAAAGACAACAAGTTTCTTGCACGGTTTCATACTATGACTGAGAACCGGTTGCGGCTTCCTGACGACGATTCAAAACCCGTTGGCGTCTTGTGGAAAGACATGAAGAAAGTGTGGAAAGTACTTCAGTACTTCGTGAAGCACGATCTTTACCAATGGTTCGAAGCCAGTTGCCCGCCCCGGATCAACGATTACTATGCCGAAATCCAGCGTTTCGCGGACTGTAACCCCACTCCCCTGGACTACAATAGTCTACAGCGAGTGGAAATGCATGCAGGGG